CAAGTTCGTGAGTTTAAAAATTTCCTCTCGTTACTCAAAGAAAAAATTTAAGGAGTAAAATATGTCGAATCGTAAAGAAAATGACGTTGAACTTCCTGAAGATGAGTTAGACATCGAGGAAGCTCACGATATGAAAAATGCAGAAGAACAGTCAGTAACATCTGTCCAAGCAGCCGCGCGTTCAGTAAAGCGTGCTCCTGAGCCAAAGACTAAAGGTGCACCTCCGAAAGGCGATGCAGTTAAGAAAGTGGCGGCAGAAGACATGGAATTTGATTTTTCAGAAGATCTCAATGCACTGGTCGAAAATGAAGCGACTTTATCTGATGAGTTTAAAGCGAAGACCGCAGTTATTTTCGAAGCAGCTATTCGGACAAAATTGACTGAAGAAATTGAACGACTTGAAGAAGAATTTCAGACTCGATTAGAAGAAGAATTAGAAGCTACTCGAACTGATCTTATCGAAAAAGTTGATTCGTACCTGAATTACGTAGTTGAAAATTGGATGAAGCAAAATGAACTTGCTATCGATACTGGACTTCGAACAGAAATTTCAGAAGACTTTATGGCTAAACTGAAGAATCTGTTTGTCGAATCTTATATCGAAGTTCCTGAATCCAAGATCGACCTGGTAGACGAACTTGCTGATCAAGTAGAAACTCTTGAGTCTAAGCTTGATGAACAAACAGCACAGGTTCTTGAAATGTCACAAGTGTTAGAACAGTATCAAAGAGATGCAATCGTCCGCGACGCATCACGCGACCTGGCTGAAACACAAGTGTCGAAGTTAATCACTCTTGTTGAATCGCTTGATTTTGAAAGCGAAGAAACTTTTGCTCGTAAAGTTAAAACGGTAAAAGAATCGTATTTCAAGAAAGCAGTTAAGCAAGAAGAACAAATTACCGAAGAATGGGAATCCACTCCTGAAGTAACAGGAATTATGGAACAGTATCTTTCGGCAATTAAAAAGACCTCAAAATAAGGAGTATTCCAAATGCAAGTAACTTACGATAGATTAATTGAGAAGTGGGCTCCCATTCTCAATGAAGAATCTGCTGGCGTAATCAAAGACGCACATCGCAGAGCAGTAACGGCTGCAATTCTTGAGAACCAAGAAATTGCTTTTCAAAAAGAATCACAAATGCTGAACGAAACTGCTGCAAACAACACGAGCAACGTTCAAAACTGGAACCCAGTTCTGATCGCACTTGTTCGTCGCGCAATGCCTAACCTCATTGCTTATGACGTTTGCGGTGTTCAGCCTATGACTGGTCCTACGGGCTTGATCTTCGCAATGAAGTCGACCTACAAGACAACCAAAGGTGGCGTATCGAGCGGCGCAGAAGCTTTCTTTGACGAAGCTATTGTTCCTTTCTCGGGCGACTCAGCACTGACACAAACAGCAACTTTTGGTCCTTCGGGTCTCAAAACTGCTAACGACGGTGACAATGACTCAACAATCGTTGACTCTGGCGCTACATATGTACCTTCGGGTCTTGGCACACCTCCTGCTGGCGCTGGTTATACCACTGCACAAGCAGAAGCCCTTGGCAACACTGGTACAAGGTTTGCTGAAATGGGTTTCACCATTGAGAAGGCAACTGTAACAGCACGTTCACGAGCACTGAAGGCAGAATACTCGCTTGAACTCGCGCAAGATTTGCGTGCAATTCACGGACTTGATGCAGAAACAGAGCTGGCGAATATTCTTTCGACAGAAATTCTGGCTGAAATCAATCGTGAAGTTGTTCGTACAATCAACGCACAAGCGAAAATTGGTTGCCGTCAAGCTGGTCTGCAAACCCTCGGTATCTTCGATCTTTCGACAGATGCAGACGGCCGCTGGTCAGTAGAAAAGTTCAAGGGGCTGATTGTTCAGCTTGAGCGTGAAGCAAACGTAATCGCAAAAGAAACCCGTCGTGGCAAAGGCAACGTAATCATCTGCTCGTCAGATGTTGCAACTGCTCTTGTTGCTGCTGGTATGCTTGATTACACACCTGCTCTGAGCACAAGTCTCCAAGTAGACGATACTGGCAACACGTTTGCTGGTGTTCTGAACGGTCGCACCCGTGTATACATCGACCCATATGCGACAGAAGACTATGTAACTGTAGGTTATAAGGGTAGCAATCCTTATGACGCAGGCGTATTCTATTGCCCATATGTTCCTCTGCAAATGGTTCGCGCAGTTGGCGAAGACGACTTCCAGCCGAAGATTGGCTTCAAGACTCGTTACGGCATGGCAAGCAATCCGTTTGTAGGCTCAACGCCTGCTGATGGTCTTGCTACTAACCGCACGAATCAATATTATCGTATCTTCCGTGTGGATAATATCCTCGCGTAATAAAATCCATTCTGGATTTCGAGAGGGGACTTCGGTCCCCTCTTTTTTTATGTATAAATAAAAGATTGCGAGACTCGAAGCCTCAAGCAGCCGTTTGTTACTTCCCTCGCAATATAGAGATTGCAAGACACGAAACCTCAGACACCTGTTTGTTGCTTCACTCGCAATCTGGAAATCTCGGATTTTTCGCTTGCTCATGCGTTACGAGAAAGTCCAAGTATTATCTGAAGAAAAGTGAGAACAATATAAATAATAGAAACTAATCGGACTATCAAATGATCGATTTTACATGTGACACAAACTATCTTATTCCTACTGGATTTAAGGTAATCATTTCAAGACGAGAATATCCTCATCTTCAATTCTACGCACAGCAAGTTCAGCATCCAGCTTTAGAACTTCCCGTAGTTGAAACTCCATTCAAAAGAATTGGTGGTGTACCATTTCCTGGTGATGCACTTCAGTTTGGATCACTAAGTATGGATGTTATTCTTGATGAGAATATGAAAGTCTATGAAGAAATATACGACTGGATGTTTAGATTAGTTCAACAAAAGCACAAGCCTCAAGAAGGCAGATTGTTTCGCACAGATGATCCTGCTTCATATGCTGATATAAGAATCTCAATTCTTACAAGTCACAACAATGCTAATCGTCAGTTAAAGTATGTCAATGCAGTACCAACCACTCTTGGTGATATCACTTTAGCATCTACAACTGATGGTCAGTTTATTACATTTCCTGTTAATTTTAGATTTGACTATTTCGAATTTGCATGATATTATAGTGCTTTAGCCACTAAAGTTTTATATCATGACGCTTGATGAAATCATTACAGAATGGGAAAAAGATTCTAAGATTGACTCTGTTAAATTAGATCAAACCTCTGTTGAAACTGCAAAACTGCACGCCAAATATCTTCGACTATACGCCAATGCTAAACTGAAGCTGAAAGACGCTGAGTTTAAGCAGAAGATTCTTCTTAAAGATAAGTGGCTATATTATGAAGGAAAAATGTCTAAAGAAGATATTCAACGAAAAGGATGGAAAGTAGATCCATTCGAAGGTTTATCTTTGACAACTAAGACCGCTAAAGAACAATACTACGAGAGTGATACTGATATTCAAGCTAGTGAAGCTAAAATTGTCTATCAAACAGTTGTTATAGATACTTTAAAGGAGATTATGGATAATCTCAAGTGGAGACATTCTCACATAAAAAATATTATTGATTTTCGTAAATTTACAGAAGGCATATAAATGCTTAAACTTCGAATGGACAATTACTCAATGCTTCGTATCGTAGATTGTGATCAGCACGTTCTACAGGAGTTGTCTGAGCATTTCACATTCGAAGTACCTGGTGCCAAATACATGCCTGCTGTAAAAAATAAAGTCTGGGACGGTAAGATTCGCATGATAAACCGTCTGACAGGCGAAGTCAATCTCGGTTTATATTGGGCTATCAAGAAGTTTTGTGTTGAAAGAAACTATGAGATTGATGTAGAAGATAGCGCATACGGCTATCCCTACGATAGAAATGTTGTCAATCATGTTCAAACTATGGAGTGGATCAATACGCTGAATCTTCCCTTCAAAGTTAGAGACTATCAGTATGACGCATTCACCCATGCAGTAACACACAAAAGATGCGTTCTTGTTTCTCCTACGGGTTCTGGAAAATCATTGATCATCTATCTGCTGATGAGATGGTATCTTGAAAACGACGATAAAAGAATATTGGTGATTGTTCCTACGACTTCACTAGTCGAACAGATGTATTCAGATTTTGAATCGTATGGTTATAATGTAGAAGAAAATTGTCATAAGATTTATTCATGATCGAAGACAATGACTTTGCTTTGAAGCCATGAACTTCGTCACCAAAGATGCAACCAAACTTAGCAAACCATTTTTGGTCGAGCTTATA